CCTCTTGAATAACCTGCCACCGCGAACCAAGGATAAGAAACGTTATCTGTCAACGCAATGTTTCTAACAACCTCACCTGTTGGCGGGATATATAGTTGAGTTGCGTTATCTGTGTCTCTTACTTGAATCCAAGGCCAATATGTTGCAGAATAGTTAGAATCAATTCCTTGTTCTTCTAAATCTGAAATAACATTTGATGATGCCGATTCATTTGGAGAACCAATTATATAAATTGAATCTGCTCTATCATTTTCAACCATGTCTATTGCTTGTGTGACTAAAGATGAATGGTTGTAAAAATTAATACCTGGAGTTGCAAAAACGTTAATGTTAACAGCCTCAGGATTGGCAAATGTTTCAATACCCTTTAAATAAGCATATAAATCTGAGTTAGCCGTTCCAAATGCGGTTCCAAATAAACCACCATTATTTGTATTACCTGATGTATATGTGTTTTTTCCAAAAACATATGCGTCTGTATTTGTTCTTGTTTGTCTATAAATATCCCAACCATCATGACCACCACAAACTGCAAATGTGAATTTACGATAATTAATTGATGTTAATTTATTTCCATCTCCACCACTTTGTCCTTCTAAATCATACGGAGTACATTGATATGTTGTTCCTGTGATTGAGGCTGCGTTTGCCGATAAATGGAATCCATCAGTATAATTCATTGTGGACCCCGTACCTTTGAATTTAAATAAATCAGTATCATAACTGTAATAACCGTCAGAAGATAAACCCAATGATGTTTTTCTATATTTGTCACCACCACTTGTTAATCCTGTATAACCTGAAAAAGTTGCTCCTGTGTATATAGTATCTCCAGCATCAAAAAATTTAGTTTTGTATAAAACACTACCCAATTTTGTAGATCCCGAAAGTGTTGCTCCCGCAAAACCTTTAAATCCAGCAGGAAACGCGTCGACAGGTGCTTTATCACTCATTTGTAACATGATGTATTTTGAATTTAATGGATATTCACCATCAGATGTTCCGATTTTTCTCGCTATATAACCCGCAACATCTGGATTCATACTACATCTTGTGAATTTCTCCAATGCAATTACATTATCGTCAGAGTCGTTAAAATCACGTACCAATAAATCAAATTCACCAGTGTCAATGTTAATATTTTGTATAGTTATCTTTACTTCAGTATTTGCAGTATCACCATCTGAAATTGTAATAACTTCAAATAAATTATCAACTTTACCACCTCTTACTTCTGAAACAACCATTGGTGACATTGGTGTGTCCCAACCATCTACAAAATTATTTCCCTCAGCGTTATATACTTCAGTCAAACTTAATCCACTAATTGAACCCTTACGGTAAAGGTTTAAATTTAAATTTGGATAAACTTCATGTACATAAACTGGTACATCACTATAAGCTTTATCAAATGGTGCGGTTCCTAATACTTTAGTTATGTATTTTGGTGATGTTGTATCTAAACTACAAGTAAAAGTTTTTGCTCCACTTGTTGCACCTGTCACATAAATTGTAAATTCAGACAATGGATTTGATTCTAATGTTGTACCACTAATTTCAAATGAGGTATTACCTGTAACTTCATATACTAAAGTTTCACCTGAATAATGTCCTCTTGACCTTAAAGCTCCAACAATTATATTACTTTTTGTACCTAAAGTTTTAATTCCGAATGTTTTTCCTGCTTTATATCCTGTTAATCCCAATACTCTTGTTACGAATAATTGGTTGGATTCTTGTAAATATGATTTTGCAACATACCCTAATTCGTATTTTGGGTTACCGTCACCATATTTTTCAGGTGAAGTTGGTCCGAAGTATGTTTTATATTCATCGAAGTTTCCAATTAAAATAGGTTCAAATGCGGGACCTTTTAAGGTTTCACCCACTAAACCCAATGTTGTTACTCCGACGCTTTGTGCTACGAATGTTAGATCCTTCTCAGATGTGTACACACCTGGAGAAACGAATACTCTGTTTGAATTTGCCATCGATTTGTTTTTGGTTAAATGTTTTTATTAGTTATCTTATAAATATCTTTGTTTTTATCAAAGATTTCGATACTTTTTATAAAAAGATACTTATTTATCTTTTTATATCTTTAATTATGGAAAACAAAACAAAAAACGTCAAAATCAGTGAAAAACATCACCAACTACTTAAAACCCATTGTGAAAAAAATGGATTAAAAATTTATAAATTGTTAGAAAAGTTCATAGAAGACCTATGTAAACCCAAAAAAGACATATATGGGGAGTCTTAATATAAGTAAGAAACGGTAATAACAGAACCAACAACTGGATACCCTAATAAGGTAATACTTTGTTCACCAACGGTATATCCCGAATTTTCATCTTCAACCAATCCGTTAATATCTAATGAGATGACACTACTAATTGGATTAGATAAAGTAAATGTAATTGAAGATCCATCATATGTGAATACTTGTCTATCAACTTGAATAACCTTACCATATGTATCTAATATGACGTTGTTTCTACCTTTATAATATGTTATGAGTATTAGAGCACCCATTGGAGGTGGTGTAACAAATGTTATTTTATGTGTATATGTAATATGATAGAAATTAACTCCTTTTTCTTGTAAAACTCCATTAACCGATACTCCAAATAATGTACCTATACTTTCACCTACACTATATAATGTTTGTGTTCCATTTCCTGTAAAGTTAACGTTAGTTAAACTAAGAGACTTATTTTGATATTTTCTCATATTTGCGTTTTCATTTGTAAATTCACTCATAATAAATAGTCTACTAACAGCGGGACTAACCTCAAACTCGTCACTATCTATTAAGAACCCTAACATTGTAAATTTATAATTTTGCATATAAAATCTACGTCCGTCCAATGCTTCCATCGGACTTGTATCATCAATACTATCTAATACAATAGGGATATAGTGACCCTTTACTCTTGTGTAATCTTGTCTTGATGGAAATCTTTGTAGTACTTTTTTATTAAACTTATTCAAATCCCTAAAACGATTACAAATAATGGTAACTTCATATGAAATATCAACCGGAATTGGTTGTGGGATTTTATATATATCAGCACCCATTGTTGATCCATTCCAAGTAGGTACGGTTGCATAATGAAATTGATATCTATCAGGTATTGTTCTTTGTACTGATGGATTGGTACCATATTGAACGTCTGGCTTTCTTATAATTGCAACAAACGGAAGTTCCATATTTCCATCCTCATTACTAAAACTCCAATTTTGTGTAAACTCACCCCATCTTTGAATGGTCAATATTTTATTAATAATTGGTATTTGAATATTATTTGATACTACTTTAAAATTATTATTTACATATTCCAAAAATCCCATATCCATATCATCATGTAATATAGTTTCAGGAAGATATGTGTCAGATTTAGTTATTTTTTCTAACAATTCTTGTCTTCTTTCCCCTAATATTTTTTCAGGATATAGGTTTACATTAAGTTTTCTTTTCGGTATTCCCATGTTATACTCCTCTAAATGATGAATCTTGTACTGGTGTACACGTTATTGTTCGATAATATGGTTTATATCCAAACATATTATGTTTATTATCCGACGTTACTTTTCCGTCATTTGTAACGGTATAAAACCTTGTTCTTGTTTCGGATTCAGGATATCCAATATAATCACCGTATCTAATATCAATATTCAATTCTTCTAAATGTTTAATATAAACGGAAAGTATCATATTTCCTGGTTCCAAATATCTAAGTAAACCTGTTTTATATGCTGTATTCTTTGGTTCCTCTATTTTAACCAAACCATTAAATTCGATTGGTGGGAAATATTTGATTTCATCGGTTCCCACTTCGGCATATACATCATCATTTTCAGTCTTTTGTCTGTCCACTCGATATAATACCAATTTCATGTTTAAATCCCCATGAAGATACTCCTCACCCATTTGAATATTCAAATCGAAGTCATCCTGAGATAGGAATTTAGACATTCTGGTAATAGGTAGTTTATTGTTCATATTCTAATAAATAGTTTAATGTTACATTCTATTTATGTATATTTTAATATGGAAACTAAGATTCCCGAAATTGAGGCGAGAAATATATTATTAACCTATGAAGGTTCTAACAATCAACTATTAGATTGGAAAAGAAAATTTGTGGAAGTTAAGAATTTTAAGTTAACAAGACCTCAATCTGAGTATGTACAAAAATATCATCAGATAACTCCAAAGGTTGCAAGAAAACATATTAAAATTGTTTCAACTTTTGGTGAAAAAATACAAGAAGAAAGATTATTACCGACGGTACCCGAACAAATTTGGTGTGAAAAACTATTGTGTGAATCTGACAAGGCGTTTCATATATGGGGTAAAATTTTAGAAACTGAACAAAATAGTGCAATGTGGTTACCAAAGGCTGCGGTAATGCAAGAAGAGAAAAAACTTAATCGAATTATAGATTATAGTAAGTACGACGTTAGACCACCAATGGAACATCAAAAAATTGCCATTGAGAAACTATTAGCAAACGATAAATTTATTTTAGCTGATGACATGGGTTTAGGTAAAACAACATCCGCTGTTATTGCGTCGTTAGAAAGTAAAGCAAGGAAGATACTTATTGTTTGTCCCGCATCTTTAAAAATAAATTGGGAGAGGGAAATAAAAAACTATTCAGATAGAAAAGTTTTAATTGTCGAAGGACGTAAATGGGGTTCCACTTTTGATTTCTACATTATTAATTACGATATTATTAAGAATTACCACACTACAGACAAGAGCGAGGATAGCGACGATTATAAACTTTTGGTTAATGCCAATTTTGACTTGGCAATCGTAGATGAGGCTCACTACATTTCAAACGCAACAGCAAACAGAACTCGATTATTAAATGATGTCCTTGAAACCATACCTAAGGTTTGGTTATTAACAGGAACACCAATGACATCAAGACCTATTAATTATTTTAACTTACTGAAGATTGTTGAATCTCCATTAACTTTAAATTGGCAATCATATGTTCGTCGTTATTGTAAAGGATATCAATTTAGAGTTGGTAATCGTAAAGTGTGGAATACAAGTGGTGCAAGTAATTTAGATGAACTTCGTGAAAGAACAAAACACGTTGTATTAAGAAGAATGAAGAATGATATTCTTGATTTACCTGAAAAAATTGTTACACCTGTTTTTGTTGAATTGAGTAGTAAGATGTACGATGAGGAATTGGAAGAGTTTACACGTATTAGTACCGATAAGAAAAATGACGAAACAATCACAGTTACGTTAAATCGTTTAATGAAAATTAGACAACTTATTGCTTATGAAAAAATACCATACACTTGTGAATTGATTGATAAGTTTGTTGAACAAGGTAAAAAAGTAATTGTGTTTACCAACTTTACAATGTCATTAGATATGTTACATGACAAATATAAAAAAATATCAGTAACTCTTGATGGTCGTATGAATAAACATAAACGACAAGAAAACGTTGACAGATTTCAAAC